CTACTTGAACACCTTTCCATAAAGTGTATCCAAGTAGTTTTTTAAGATATTCAGGTTCATACCTTACTATTGCGGCATTTAACGGTGCTTTCAACTCTTCAGTAGAGCCTACTGGCACATTAATGTCACGAACGAAATATGTATCATCAATCAGGTTTGCCATTTCTTATTTTTTACCTGCCTTAATAGGCTTTACAGTACCTTTTCCAATAAAGGCATCAAGCTCTTTGTCATCGATCTGCAATTTGGCGCAAATCAATGAAACTACAGCTCTAATTTTACGCGTTCCTTTTACGTTTACCATGATTAATTGCCTTTATTGTAAATGTAAATATTGGGTCTCGTAATAGCAGTTCCAGACTGAATATACTGTAGCCTTAGATATGGATATCCATAATCGTCTAAGTCTATAGTTTCTGTATCCATTATATCTGCCGTTACTGCACTTGCTGTTATTGTAGTATCCGAATATGCCTGATAATTGACACCATCAATTGATCTTAATACAGTAAGAACACCTCCTGCTGTCCCTGAAACCCAATCAAGATATAATTTAACAGTAAAATTCTGCACTGTAGGTCCTTTTACTCGAAACGTGTACAGAGTAGTGTCTGTATCATTAAGGCTGTCTGTCACATAATAATAAGATGCCTGACTGATATATGAGTCAAAATCGCCTGCAGTAGGAGTTGTCAAAGTCTGTGCATTTGCTACAAACACACTAACTATCAATGCCAAAATAAATAATAACTTTTTCATTATACTTAATTTTAAGATTTATACTCCAGAATCAATTGCGGCAACATCAGCAGCAATACCATCAGAATAAATGATACCTGCAATATCCCTAATACCAAAAGCATTACGAACTTTAATAACAACTGTTCTTTGTCCTTCGGTTAAATCGGTTCCATTCAAACCAATTTGCAAACTCATATCCTTACGGAGTCCGATTATCAATTGCTTTTGATCGATAACAGCTAAAGTATCTGCTGTTATAGCAGTAGAAGCAATTATTCTTAGTCCCATTACGAATGCTGGAAGTCCGGTACTATCCCATCTAACCCTACGATCAGATACGGAATTTTCATCAAGGTCTTTCAATGCACCCATTGCCTCAATATCTGTTGGACTCATTAATACAACATTTGGGCGATATTTATTGCCTTCACATTGTAATTTTGATTTTGAAATCAGGTCAATAATATTCGCACCCTCTACTGTGTCAGTATAAGTTGCTGTTGCAAAATCAGTATGATTCCCAGTTGCGAATAATCCTTTAATGTCAGTCGATCCATCACCGGTAGTTCCAAGAATTTTGCCATCGATGCTATCCAAGATTTTATCAGGTGCTACCATTGCAATTTCGTCCATTACTTCATCTAAATCATCAAGTGTCTCATCAGAAATAGTGAAATAAGTTGCATTGTAAAATGCTTTAAACTGAACAGTTTTCAGTAAGAAGCTTGATTTACTTGAAGCAGACCCTTCGGTTTTAGTTCCCGATCCATCAACGTAAGTATAAACCACCAAAACAGACATGTAAGCTTTTTTCATTGGCTTCGTTGGCATCCAATTGAAAACGTGTGGATAAATAGTTAAAGGAATACCAACTCGATTAGGATCAAGCTCAGTCAATCTTACCAGATTTATTTCGCTCTGGGCGATATTTGATTGAAGCATATCAACAGCAGCCTTCATTGTAAATACAGGAGATTCGCTTCTGCCTTTTTCTTGGAAATAGTCAAGCAATGAATATCGCTCGCCGTTATCGTCATCCTTTTTAGTAAGACAGATGTCTTTCTTACTCATGATGGCCTCTTTTATCGCTCCCCTGAAAGTTTTCGGGGTGGAATCGTTGGTCACTTTGCCTTCTTTGAATTCTTTTAACTCCAAGGTATTTTTCCCTGTAGCCTCAATAAGGCCATCAACACTTGCTTTCAAGGCAGAAATCTGGTCATTATCCAGAGATGCGGCAATTGCATCATTTATTTCATTGACCTTTGTATCAAGCTCTGCTTTTGTCACTGACTCCTTTTGAGAATCAACGATAAGCCCTTTAACCTTTGCTTCAATTTCTAAAAGTAAGGCTGCTTTTTTTTCTTCTTCAGTCATTTTCTTTGTTTTTAAAAATGTTTTTTGTTAAAAATTCGTAATCTACATCAGTGCTTACAGGCGGCTGACTATTTTTTACAGAAGTGTCTTTTATTAACGGTTTCTGTTTTTTATCGTTGCTTGCGTGTGATATTTGTCCAGTAGTGCTATTGCTTCCAAACAATACCAAACTGCTTTCTAGCACGTTTTTTGCTTCTTTTATTCCCCAGAAATACATTATTTCTTCCTCGAAGTCAGCTTTATTTGCTATTGAGTCGTATAACTCGTCAAAGTTTTTACGCTCTTTAATATCATCCTTATCATCACTTTTCATGGCTAGGACAATATCAACATATTGCATCCTAACACTAGCTTCTATGTCATCGCCACTATCTAGCCATTCCTTTGCTTTAGCATGGATAACTTTATCTTTCCTTACTTTGTATATCAATGCTTCGGTATCACCTTCGTAGTCTTTCCCTAATGCGGAAAATGGTATGATAGCGGTGAGCATTTCAACATATTCTTTTCTTGCTATTGTATTATCAATCTTCAGCTCGTGATCTGCAACAAGATAATTTTTACCTTGCCTTGCCGTTACTGTTCTGTTCCACATCCCATCTAAGTGAAGATCATCGTGAGAATCCAACACCTTACTTGTGCTAACGGCTATATAGTAGTAGTCCTCATCGAATTTGATACCTTTTGTCTCAGTACTTAATTTGGAATAATCAAGTGGGCGAGCCTTTATGCCTGTTCCTTTTTCGTGCGACTTCAATATTTGAGCCTTTTTAATTGCTACTATTTCGGACTTATTCGCCTTTAATTCTACAAATAATTCTTCCTTCGAGTCAAAACTTTTATTCAGTTCACTACAATGTATGCTCATGCTCTTTATTTTTTATTTTCCACTTATATCCTCCTGCTGTATTTGTTCGTCCAGTTAGCACTTTAGATATATTGCCATTCCTTATTCCTGTTTTTCTTTGTGCCTCCATGAGACTCCCGAACTCATTAATTTCATTGCCACCTAGGTCTATCATTATTACTTGGTGACTCCGATAGTCGCTAGCCCCAGACTTATTTGGTTTCACTAATCCATTGGCATGAGCGTGAGTCATATTCTCTTTCGCGGTACACCACTCTAAATTACCAACTCTATTATCCGTTTTAATTGCATTTTTGTGGTTGATTTGTGGTTTATTGTCTGGGTTGGAAATAAAATGCAATGCCACCAACCTATGTACGGAAAATGACTTGACATGGCGATTAATAGTAAAACTTATATTTTTATATCCATTATTGGATGTTCTTGGAGACATTATTCTGTCTGTTTTGTACTGATTATTAGAATGATTTCTTTTCAATCTTTTAACCCTACCCATATCACTGACTTGATAAAACCCCTCAAATCCGAATACACCTTTCCAAATTTCATTTTCCATCTTGACCATTTTTAAATTAGCGACCGAATTAAATACAGTCATGGCAGGAGGAACGGTCAGTAAACCTCCATTACCGTAAGCCGCTAAGCCTACGATTGCCATGATAAATAATATTTTAAATTTTAATCTCACTTCAAAATTACGTTTCGATTCTCCTTGATAAATTTCTTCTTATCCTTGATTAACTTTTTCTTGTCGATCTTCCCCTTTTTATTCTCATTGGTTTCCATCTTCTTCAATTGTAGAATTCAACGTATAATTTCCTTTAATCCTGAAAATTTCCTCATCTGTCATTTCAGTAATCCGTTTTTTAGCCCATGACTGATCTACGGAAGCGTACCCAATAGCTTGCAGCCATTGATTATAAATTATAGCTCCAGAGAAAAATAATTCCTTGTTGATGGTGTTTATATTCTTATTTATCTCTGAACGATCTTTTTCATTTTTCTGCAATACAGGGATGTGATTAAAATCGACAATGTATTCATATCCGAAATCCCTTGTCTTTAGCCAAACGTTTAAATCCTCAATAAAATCATTCATCTCAGGGATCGTTGTATTCTGATACATTCGTCTTTCTGAACTTTCCTGATTCTCAAATGTCGCACCTTTTATGTACAATTTAACAAGGATTTCCGGCACTCCGTATCTTTCCGAAACAGCCATGGCATCGGACGCTATTTCATTCAAAAGGCCAAGCTTTCTTACGTCTTGGTCTACATGGTGGACGGCAATATTATGCCGCGTGACCATAAATTGATCTTGCCCATTACGGAACCCATAGTTTCTTAAATCTCTTTGGACTTCTTGCTTTTCAGTATCACCCATTGGGATAGAACCCATATTCCCGTCAGAATCAGAACTAGATATAATAGCTCTCATTCCTCGTTCTCTAGCTATAACATTGCGACTTTCGTAAGCAATACGGATATTTGACAAAGGCCACGACAAAGATTTTTGCCTGGAAGTTCCGAGTAC